GGATGATCCGGATTATTTAGCCGATATCGCTACTGGAATAATGAGAGCAGTTACAACTACTGGTAATACTGGTGGGGCTGTAACGGTGGATGCTACTCAAAATGCAGTTTGGAAGAGTATATCTCAAGCTGATACGGGTGCAGACAGCGTTTCTTATAACTCTGATGTCCAAGCAGTATTGACTTATACTCCAACTGGTAGTTTAGCTACAACTGGACAAGCGTGGATCAAGATAGACTTTATGCAGGGCAAGAACCTTGCTTCAGGAGATACTTGGTAAAATAATATAACCGTGAGTGGGGTGTAATGACCCCACTCTTTTATAAGGGGAATTAATATGGCTTTAGTAACAACTTTTGACGGCGGAAGAAAATTCATTAACCATTATACAATCGCGGCCGCTGATGCAGCTACTGCGCAAACTTTAACGATTGATGTTTCAACACTGAATAAAAGTGCTAATAATCAAGAATGCAGTCACCTGACTTTAAATAAAGTTTGGTTTAATATTTTCATGACCGCCAAGGCGGATGCAACAGAATTTCAATGGGATGCCACTACTAACATACCTTTCTTAATATTGAATGGATATGGAGATTATGATTTTAGCTCTACTGGAGGTTTAACACCTACAGTGGCTAATAAGGCAGCCGGTGGGTACACTGGCGATGTGGCCATTCTCAATCCGGCTAGAACTGCTGGTGATACTGTATTCGTTCAAATGGAATGGCTTAAAAATTACGTTGCGATTTCTAGTTAAGGAGGTTAAATGGCTTATTCAGGCACTAGAACATTTAATCTTCAGATTGATGAGATAATCGAGGAAGCATTCGAAAGATGCGGTCTTGAGGTTCTTAGCGGTTACGATTTAAAAACTGCCAAAAGATCCTTGAATCTCATGTTTTCGGAATGGGCTAATCGTGGCCTTAATTTATGGACCATTGACTACGCCACTCAGACGCTGACAGCAGCCAAGAATTTTTACACAGTTGATCAAAAGGTTGTGGACATAATTGACGCCGTAATAACAACTACGGCGGCCGCCACAGCAAATTTGGAAGGTAATAGCGATACCACTGATGTGTCTATCACTAAAATCTCAAGAACGGAATATCTTAACTTAAGCAGAAAGGAGCAAAATTCCACTGGTGGAGATGCTAGGCCTACCCAGTTTACTTTAATCAATGGTCAAGTTACTACCGCGGATGGAAGTGACTACGGACGACCAGAGAATGATATGACTCTCTTTCTTTATCCAAGTCCGGATAAAGCCTATATCTTTAAATATTTTTATATCAATAGAATTCAGGATGCAACGGCTAGTGGAGTAAGTGGAGGAGCAGCATCAACTTATGCTGATGTTCCATTCTATTTTCTTCCTTGTTTAATATCTGGATTAGCTTATTATATCTCTGTAAAAAGAGCACCTATGCTGGCTGCTAATTTAAAAGCCGTTTATGATGAGGAATTTGAGAGAACAGCTGATGCCAACCGCGAACGGATATCGTTCAGGGTTAAACCGGCACAAGCGTATATACCATAGGGGGATATATGACTAAATGTGAAAAATGCGGTCGTGAGTGCGATTGCGGAGACAATTGTCAATGCACTGATACAGACTGCAAATGTAAAAAGGAGGAAGAATGAGCAATCCATTATGGAATAAAAAAACAGCCAATAGCCGTGAAACTTCTGGTAAAAAAATTGGACATTATGGCAGGGGTCATGTAGAAGCACCAAAACCTGTTAAAGCAGGAGCTGTTACTACTAAAGGTATAGCACCAACTAGCGAAGGAAAAGCTTCTGGTGGCGAATCTTTTAAAATTGCCAAAGGAAATGTTACTGGAACTACACAAGGTGTAGGAGCTGCTAGAAAACAAAAATATACTTGGATTTAATATATGGCATATGCTAGCGGAAAATATGCAATAGCGATTTCGGATCGTAGTGGGCTTCAATTCCCCTACAACGAAATGGTAAAGGAATGGACTGGTGCATGGGTGCATACAAGCGAGTATGAGCCGAAGGCTCCTCAACTGATGCCACATGAGCATCGTCCTGATCCGCAGGCTTTGGAACGACCTAGGCCTGCACGAATTGCACCGGCAGTATTAATTTCATTGCCAGTCAATCCTTTTGAAACATATGCTTCGGCATCACAGGTAGTGAATGTTCATTCTCCCGATCATGGAAGATCAACAGGGGATACTGTAAGATTTAGAGGAATGCCTTTTGTGTCTTCGGAAACAGATAACTTTGCCGATTGTGCGACCGTGGATGGCATTACAGGGGCGATTCTTTGCGCGGTGGCTGGCTATACAATTACAAAAGGAAAATATGTTTCCGGGTCCAGTGACGATTCTGATGACTGGTATTATTTTTCAACCGGTTCTTCCACTGCTACTACTGGTGGAATTAAAGGAGGAGGATATCCTGTTTCAGCAGGACCTGTAACTATAAGCGCATGACAACATATACTGAATTAGTTACACAAATAAGGGATTATACTGAAACGGACAGCAATGTTTTATCGTCTACAATTATTGATGATTTTATAGAGCATACCGAGAACAGGATTCTTCGTGACTTGGATATACCAATATTCACTTCACATCAATACACAAATTTTACCACTTCATCTGGATTTTTAACATTGCCAGGAGGGTCTACTCTTACTCCCACAGAATTTTCTGTTATTAACAGTGTACAAATTTACACGGCTGTCGGAGCTGCTAGAACATATCTAGAACGAAAAGATATAAGTTATATGAATGAGTATTGGCCTAATAGGGCAACCGAAGGAACACCAAAATATTATTCACAATGGGACTATAATACTATATACGTAGTACCAACTCCCGATGCGGCATACTTTAGCGAAGTTAGTTTATCTAAGTTACCAAATAGATTGACTTCAAGTAATGCCAACACATGGCTAGGAGACAACGCACCTGCATTAATGTTGTATGGATGCCTTGTTGAAGCCTTCAAATTCTTGAAGGGACCAGCAGAAATGCTGCAATTATATCAACAATCGTTTGAGACCTCTTTACAAGAGGTAGCTGCGCAACAAATGGGCCGTGGAAAACGGGATCAGTATATGGCAGGGGTTATTAGAATGCCTCGTCCATCAATTCAACCTGGACTTGGCTCACAAAAAATACCAACTCAAGGAGGACAATAAAATGGCATTTACAGGATCAGCTGTATGCAACAGCTTTAAGACAGAGGTTTTAACAGCTATTCATGATTTTACAGCATCAACCGGCGATACTTTTAAGATTGCATTGTATACCAATTCAGCGACTCCAACTAAAGCTACTACTGCTTACACTACTTCAGGAGAAGTGGCGTCAGGTAGTGGGTACACTACTGCTGGAAACTCTTTAACAAGTGTTACTCCGGCATTAAGTACGGATACAGCATGTTGTGACTTTAGTGACACTAGCTGGACATCAGCAACAATCACTGCGAGGGGAGCTATTATTTATAATAGTACTGCTACACCGGACAATGAACAGGCGGTAGCTGTATTAGATTTTGGTGGAGATAAGACTTGTACAAGTGGAACGTTTACAATTCAGTTTCCAACTGCTGACGCATCAGACGCTATTCTAAGACTAGCATAGGAGAACTATGGCTTTAGTTTTAAATGACCGCGTCAAGGAGACGTCAACAAGCACAGGTACAGGCACTTTAGATTTAGATGGTGCAGTCACTGGATTTGAAACATTTGTAGCAGGAATAGCTACTACTAATACTACCTATTATTGTATAGATCATCAAGGATCATATGATGAATGGGAAGTAGGATTAGGAACGGTTACGGATGCAAGTCCTGATACTTTATCCCGTGATACTGTAATCTCTAGTTCTAATAGTGATGGCAAAGTAGACTTTACTGCGGGCACTTTGGATGTATTCTGTACATTCCCAGCCAGCAAGACAATGGATATGGCCTTAACCACAACCGGCGATACATTGTATGCCTCTGCGGCGAACACACCAGCACGGTTGGCTATAGGAACAGGACGATTTACTTTACAAACTAATTCAGGAGCAACTGCACCCGAATGGGCAGCATCTCCTCAATCAGTCATGACGGCAACAGGAGACATTTTATAT